AACACCGAACGTGGGATAGTTGAGATGGTCGAGGTAAATCTCATAGACGACTCCTTCGTCAATCTTTAATTGTTCGAATACTGCTTCTCTGTTCATGATCGATTTCACTTTAGGTTTGCACCATAGTTTACGAATTAGTTTTATCATAACTTGATGGCAAGTACCACCAATATAGATGCTAGTAGAATGTTAGTCATTAAAATTTCGATCGCAAGAATAGTGTGATACCATACCCACCTAGTTTTGTATGCGTTCGCGACCGTAACGTTATCTGGGTCTGGATCTCCAACGGGTTCTGCTGAAGATGGGCCTGAACCCAACCATTTAAAAAACCTCATACTACTAAACCTTTATTGTGCTTGTGTCCCCAGCATTATTCTTGATTGCGGTGAGTTTATTTTCCCATTCCTTTCCCGCTATCGTCATGGCAGACTTCACGCCAGTAACGAGTTTGGGTGATGATGTTGGACTATGGTATCGGGTCCATTTAGGATTACTGTCTTTCCAATCATCGTATTCGGAAATCCGGAGAGTCACTTCCATGATTTCTCCGGTTTCACTATTTTTAAATTCATACTGTGGCATTATGTATCCATTCCAAATTTATGTCAATCACTACGACAGAAGTCTCACATACGCTTCTGAAGAGATAATCACCTCCTATCGAGAAAGTTGTTGAGTAGACGCGTTTAGTATCGTATAATACTGATTAAGCTTTTCCGTTCGATAAGATCGATTACCTTGGGAATATATTGCTTGGCGTCTGGTATCATGTACGAACCTTTGTAGTTCGTTAATTTGGTTCAACTGCTGTTCTTGACTCGACATAGGATTCTCCTTAGAAGTTATAGTTAATTGTCGAAAAGATTACTCGCGGATCAAATTTGGAAATGCCTCCTGTACTAGTTTTTTAGTGATGTAACGACACGGTGGTTTCTTTGCCACCATTTTTAAAATATATTCAGCATCTTCCGGATGAACGGATTCTAGAAGCTGAATAAATTTATTCTCTTTTTTAATCTTAGGTAAATTACCAGCACCACCCTGAACATATAGTCCAAACTCTTTATGCTGCTTAAGCAAACTAGAAGGTGATGACTCCGGTTTATTTGGAGTGAAAGGTGGGCGTCCTTCTGGTAGATCAAATACCAGAGACTCATCGAAGGAACCCCGAAGGATGTCTTTGAACGCCCAGTTGTTTTCATATTTTTTCAAAACATCTAATCGATCTTCACGAGAGTCTGCTTCCTTATACTCTTTGAAGATTTCAAAGACTTCTTTACGAAATGTAATCATTACTTACGCCTTTTCAATTTTATTACATATGTAAGTTGTTCTACCGATGCGTATTTCTATCTTACTCGCACATTTATAGATCAACTCTTTTGTTGCTCTATCATACATTAGTATAATGTTAGCGTTGCTTTTTAGTTCAGATTCCAGAGCGTCTATCTGAAACTCTTTTATTTGTACTACCTTTATATATTCATCAATTATCTTTGCTGTGCCACCAATCCAAAGTAACGAGCACAGCAAGGCAGTTATTGCCACTGTGTGAAACTTGGTCATTAGACTCTCTCCCCTTGTCTATAATTTATTTATAGACGGAGAAGGCTCTACTTCTATGAATATTTAAATTTTGTAAGCCTAGTACTACCACCATAATGTTCACAAAAGGAAAGCTTTTTAAGTGGAGATACCAGGCCTGAATAATGTACCGGAATAAAGTAATAACTTGGATAGATTGTCATATTATTATATTGCATATCTTGAATGATCTTAGTTAAAATCCAAGGTCCAGTTACATTTGCTGCAGCTCCGACCGGCATAGATTTTATATAATCTACACCTTCATTTAAAAAATACTCGATCAATCTTCCGATTAAATAATTTCCCTGCGTTGAACCTACATAAGCATTCGTGACATAGCCTGGATACGCGTATTCATTTTCCCAACATGCAAAGCTGTCATTATCTAATAATTCGTCGGAAAAAGGTTTTAATGCGCGAGTATCAGCGTCTACATAAAATCCACCATATCGATATAATAATTCATATCGAATTAGATCGCATTTAGCTGAATAGTCATTGTGTGGAACGGCATCTATCAAGGATTGTAATCTAAGATCGTAAGGTAAATTTTCTTCAGTCCATAGGATATGATTCCATTCAGGATTCATATTCTTCACTGAGTCTATCAGTTCAGTGGGCTGAATATATTGATCACCTATCCATATTTGATGGATCGTTTTTGGTATCATTTAGGCGATATCTCCACGTACTCTTTTGGATACTTGATCCCATTCTTTAGGTGTGACATCATTTAGGCGAACACCATAAGACCTTGTCGGTTCATTGGGTACTTGGGATGTAAGATCTATTGTGGGTATTAATTGACCAAAGGTATCAAACATCGTTTGGAACTTCATGTCATAGATATGCTTCAGTCCCATAACAAGGTTTGCAAGTTCATCGGTATCTGAAGGCGAGATTGATTCAAATGCACCTTTGTCTATATGTTCCAGTAAATGCTGGAGATCGTCCGTGATCCCCCAGCAGTTCATGATGTCTTGTTCTAGATCAAATCGATCTTTCATGCTGCCACCGCCATCTCGACGGCGAGTTCAGCAGCTTTCTTCTTCTTGACTTGGTTTGCACCGTACCATGCAGAAGTCATTCGACCGTCCGCAGTACGACCCAACTGGTGGTCAGTGAGGTAAGTCACAGAGTTGAATGCCTGCCACCATGAACCACGACCGAACTCAGCGCCAGGTTGAGTCTCCAACAACTCGAATGCTTTCTTTGCATTAGGTGCGAGGTCTTTGTAACCACGTACTTCTGCGGCAGGTGCCTGTGAAGGGAACAGAGAGTTGTAGTACTGAATCAGAGTGTCAGCAGTGAACTGTCGCTTGGACAACAACTGTGCCATCTCTTTGTACTGGTCGAACTTCTCATGCGCCAGTCCTAGGTGTTCTTTGACCATCTGTGGGTCAAACGCACGTCGGTGGTTCACTTTGATACCGTTAGTTGCAGAACCCTTTAGAGCGAGAGACAGAGTGTTCATGCACGTCACACGAACCGGAGTGAATCGAATGTCAATCGACTTACCGTACTCATGTGGGTTAGAGAACAGAAGGTACGAATCAACTTGATCACCCTTCAGGATGTCGAATGACTCTTTGATGCGAGCCATTGCATAGACGATCTTACCGTCTTTGAGTGAACCCGCAGAGTTCATCTCCATGTCACCCGCAGAGCAGTAGTCATTGAAGAAAGTGAATGCTTCCTCATTCTGACAAGGTGACCATGCACCACCCACCTGAGTGAGTACAGAGTTGTCGGATGAACGCACAAGTGCCTCCATACCAGTGGCGATCTTCTCACCGTTGTAGTCAGCGTAAGTAGGAACTTTCTCGACCGACCAGTCGACACCAGCTTTCTGCATCATCTGTACAGGAGTTAGGTCATTGTTGACTTCGGTACCAATACCCCAAGGGCATTTACCGACAGTCGCAGAAGTTTCGATTTGTAGTACATTGTTCATAGAAGACATAATATAGATTCCTTATTCAATTGAGTAGCCATTGTATCATATGTTTTGATTACTTGTCAAGGCGTTTTTAAAATAAATTACAAATGATCTGGGCGGTATTTATTTTGCAGTGCTAACGACTCATCTTCGAGCCCCATCTTTTTGAGACGACCCATCATGACGCGAATCTTTTGAGCCTCATCGCGTCCTCTGACATATGCACGATGGTCATCACTGAAGTGATAGGTCCAATCATGACTTTGAAGCATATGTTCTAGCAATTCCATTTCTGGTCTCATGCTACAAACTCCGACTTAGGTGAGAATCTAGGGTAGAGTCGGAAGTGTGCCAACTCAGTAAGAGTCTGAGTGTACGTGATGGGTTCTTGTAAGAACTTCGCATCAAGTGCGTCATAGAACAGAGAAGCATCATTTTCCATTTCTAACCAGAAGAAGTCGTCGTTGAAGAACGAGTTCTCAGAGATTTTATAAACCGGAATATTCAGGTTGTTGATAACACGAACGGGAACCTTCAGGAATGACGCTGAAGGATCAGTGATGTACGTAACTGCGTTGGCAGGGTTAGTATTGAAGCTCATTACACCGACTCCTTTACTTTGAGGTTTTGAGAAGACGTATCGATGATAAGGTCACGAACACGTTCACGATCGAGAGAGTCGCCTTGACCCCAAGTTTCATGACGGATAGTACTAGAGCAGATTTCTAGGTACTGCATAATTGCACGTTCTACAACGGAGACTGACAAACCTTCTACAGGGTAGAGGCCGTCGTAGGCATAAAAGGATAACACGTAGTTTCGGAATCGAACTAGGTCGGGGTTAGAACGTAATGCAATATAGTTAGTAGTCATAATCAAATCTCTCTTTTCATTAGTTTATGTAGCCATTGTACATGTTTTTGAAACAGATGTCAAGGCATTTAGCTAAATAATTTAGCTTATTTCTTCTACCGTGATTCGGTACTGTTTACCATTGAAGTCAACAACCTCTAACCGCTTGGCGGTAGATACCATATACCCCTCTTTAGGTTCCAAGTCCATCTTCACGTGACCGACTTGTCGAATGATGCCACCATCATCCTTTCCATCCGCAACCATTGCGGGTCTAACGATTGTGTGTGCGATATAATCGCAGTATGCCATACTCATTATGCAGCTCCCATAATTGATTCAAGTTCATCGAACTGTTCTTCGATACCATGTATGCCCATCTCTTTCTTGACGCGCCATTCCTCGCGCACAGGTTCATCAAGGTCCGTGAGAGAACATGCGTCCTTACCCATAGAGTCCTGTTCCCAGCGGCGAATACTGACAACCTCGTTTTCGAAGTTGAGCGCCTTCTTCTCGCAGTACAACTTACCGAAGTCTACCGACGCGTAGATCGCGGACTCCCAGAACTCGATGTGGTCTTCCTCACGGAAGTCGATAAGATCGACGACCGACTCAGAGATGATGTACTCCTCAGAGTATGCGGATGAGTGCTCGATAGAACGCTCAACGTCGACCCACCACTGAGTGTTGGCGATATCATCCGCCGACGCGTTGATGAAATAGGTGTCGCCACCCTTGGACTTCCAGTGCTGAGGGCAGTAACCCTCACCGTTCCAATCGTGGGCACCGTAGTTCTCACGGAACTGAGTGGCGATAACAACAATAATTGAATTAGACATAATCAAATCTCTCTTTTCATTAATTTATGTAGCCATTATACATCTTTTGGAAACATCTGTCAACGACTAAGCGTGACTTATTTTTGGTAATTAGTCACACCTCTCGAACCTTACAGTACGAGTCTGTGAGGCGGATTACCTCAAGTGTTGCGGTACCACCTGAGTTACTTGATGCGGGAACATCCCGCACTACGACAGTGGTGCCAACTGCCATACCAGCACATGTAGGAAAGTTTTGTAAAACGCATTCGTAAGATAAAGTCATTAGGTAACCTCATTAATTTATGTAGCTATTATACCTGTTTTTGAAATAAAGTCAACACTTTTCTTAGAACATTTTGGCATAAGAACTTTTTGTATATGCTAAAATAATCTAACCATGCCCTTTACATCTGTTTCAAAAACATGTATAATGGCTACATAAATTAATGAAGGAATCAAGTTATGAAAGTTGCTGTTATCCACACCGCGTTTGAAGATTCGCCCCGAACTGTTGCCTTTGTTGCCGTCGGCAATCGTACTGGTGATGAAGCCCTTGAGTATGCATATCACCGCACCCAGAACCTTGGTGGTTCATGGAGTCGTGATGACATCGAAAATAACCCAGACTATTCAGAAGATGTGACTGTGATGGCAGACCTTCCGGTTCACGAAGGTGTGACGTATGGTTTGCGGTCTACCTCGATGGGTGACCAGATGCTTCTTGGTAATGAGAAGTACAAAGTTGCAATGTGCGGTTTCGACCGCATCTAATCTTTGGGTAGATGCTTCGCGTGGATCTTGCATCCAATGAACGCGTTGTAGAAATCATCCCTGAGTAGAACGTCGTACTCGAACTGTAGTTTTGCTTCGTAGTACGAACACTCCCCTTTGGTGCGGCAGAGTTTCAGAATCTCTCTTTTGAAGCTCTCTGCACCTTTCTCTTCAACTAGAGTTTTTACTTCTAGACTAGAACCAAAATACTTCTTCCAGTCTGACACTACTCGCGTCTTAACTTTGCGCTTTCGTGTCTTGGTCACTGGCAGTGTTTTAGGCTTCCAAAAGAACTTCTTACCGATATACTTTTTACCAGTACTAAGTTCAGTGATGAGGTAGACGAACCCTTGATAGT